GGTGGGGGCGAGAAACAACACCTGCTACCTTCGAAACTGAAATCCGATACACTCGGTTCGAAGATCAAAGAAGCTGCAGGTAAGATCTGGGAATTCCTGAAGAAGCTTATTGAGAAAGGTAAGAAGTTTGTTAATGACCTGCGCAATGGCGTTATTGGTCTGGAACGCAAACTGAATGCTGCTAATAAAGCTGCTCAAGCTAGCAAAGGTTCCAAAGGGGAATTCAAGATCCCTAATCCAGATCGCATTGCTATCGCTGGCAAGGTTAACCCTAACTTCCCAGCCGAACTGAAAGCAATCACTGGCCTGGCAGCTAAAGTCTATCCAGAACGCATGACTCAGTTCTACAATGCTCTTGCTTCCGCTATTGGTAACTACGATCCTGCTCATGATGACATGTCGTCGGTTCGTGACATCGTAGCTAAGGCTGGTTCCGTTCTTGAAGACATCAAGTTCTCGGATCGCCCTCTACCTGGTGGTGTGGCCATTGATGTATCTGATTCTGGTCTTTCCTATGGTATCAAAGAAGGTGAGGGTGGTAACGTAGGCGATACTACTGCGCAAGCTCGTTCGTCTAACATCATCCAATCTGACCTGAAAGACATGGGTACCGTTCTGCAAGCGCTGAAGGATTATCCGAAGCACTATGAAAACATGGCTGCCGCTGCTGAGAAAGTAGGTCAAGCTCTGGAACGTCTGAAGAAAGCTTCGGCTGCTGAAGGCATGGAAAATAGCGCTGCCGAAAACGCAGATAACATGTCGTCTTCGGTTGGACAGCTGCTGCACAAGGCAAACCCACGCGGTAACGAAATCATCCGTTACTTGGCTCGCACCACTTCTGCATACGTAGATGTGATCCTGGCTGAACTGAAAGTCAACAACGATAAAGGTTCGAGTGACTCGAAAGAAGTTGCTGTAGCTTAAACTAGAGACGGGGCCTTGGGTCCCGTCTTATGTTAGGAGGTCCAATGGACGTAAAAGCTAGACTGACTAATCTCGAAGAACGCCGTGGTGAAACGAGCGACGAGTGGATGTCTAAGTTCTATAAAGACTCTGGGGGAGATGCTAATGAAGAACTCCTTAAGCTGACGCAAGTGTTGGCTGATTCCGATAAAGACACGACTGCTGAAGTCATTGATCTAATCGGTAGCCTGGAACACTACAAACCTTACGAGTCTATCGGTGACACCCCGTTCTTCTTTACGGGCATGGAAAACGTCAGTGATACGGTTGTACGAATCTTCGATCGGATTATTGCGTTTATCAAGAAATGGATAAAGGTATTCGTAGATGCGGAATTTAAACTTTCGTTACATACTGCGTTGCATGGTCATTCGTTGGAGAACATTCGCACTAACATGCGAACTCAATCGCGTACAGCGAAAGATAGCCCGTCATTCACGGTTGGTACGCGGATCGTAAACCTCTCAGTAAACTATCGTCCCATTAACAATGCAATCAATTTGATTAATGGCCTGACGGTATTGCGTGCGGTAGCCGATAACTATTTCACCACCCATTCGGAGAACGTGTTGTCTCGGGTGAACCAAGTAGTGATTGCTGTGAACGATCAGAAGGATGCGGACTATTTAGCAGACCTGATGCGTCAAGTAAGTCCGGTTAAGATCGGTACTGCTTCAGTAATGAAGCTGGATAATGGCGAATACATTTCTCCCCACTTGATGGGTAATCACCGATTCGTTATTACCGATACCAACAAACACAGTACGGATCAAGTAGACCAAGTAGCGGGTACTCGTGTCAAGATGGTTCCATCCCAATTGACTCCCGTAGAATCTCCACCGGCTATTCGATTCGAACACTTCGATAACAACATGATGGAAGCAGTACTGACCAAGTGCGATTCGATTCTGGCTATTTTGTCCAAGTCTAACAATGGTACTGGTCGTCATGCACGTAGGCAAGGGCTAGCAAGCCTTCTCGCTGCGATAGAACGCGTTAACGCAGAAGTACAGCGTAACGGTGTACGTAGTGAAGAAGATGCTCGTAGAGTCGTTGCAGTGCTTGAGTCATACGTAGCTTGGATTGCTGATCCATACACGTCTATCTATGCGTATGTACTGCGAAATGTCCGTGCAGCCCTAAACGTCTGCGAAGCCAACATCGCTTAGTTTTACGCAATCTTGTGAAACGACGTTTCGTCCAAAATTG